CCCCTAGAAAGGTCCCTCGTCCTTCGTTTCGCACTAGATGAGTCGTAGTAACAACTACGCCGTTATGGCAGCATTCGGGACGCAAGTTCCGAGTGTGCTGCTGTCATCTTGTATGTTTTCCACACATAACAGCTAAGGAAACCAATATGGCCGACCGTAGAATCTCTAACGCCCAGCTCCGTAGGGATCTGGATCTCGCTATGCGAGATATCAAACTCCTGACGGGACTGCTGCATATCGTTGGGATCGGTACTCAGTACTGTCTCAAAGATAGCAGTTTTGGCGCTGATTATACGTATTCGGCGGCTGTCTCGGCAAAACTCAACGCCACTGGCGTTGTTACCGGGATACCGACTCGAAAGCCTTCTGTCTTCGCTATTCCTAGCCTCATCGACCTGTGGGACGCTGTTTTCAGCACCACGAGTTGGAAGGATTTGTAGGAGCTATGCGAAAGCACTTGACTTTCACCATAAGGGTCGTCTTCGCTGTACCGTTGCTCCTTTGGGTGTGGCGGTTTGCGAAACAGTTCTGGAAAGGATAGCCCATGTTCACCAATCGTACTCGTTCGTATGTACGTTATGATCCTGGTTATCTCGCTTGGGATCGGGAGACGGTAGAGTTTAAACGTGACGCCGGTAGCGGTTTTTGTGCAGCTCCTTTTGAGCATCGCACATTCGCTACCAGTGAAACGCTCTACCCCTTACGATTTTCAGCTGGAACCATTGAGGATAATGACGTTATACCTAAGGTCAGATATAGGAATCTTCTGCATAACTTAAAGTCACTCCGTCTGCCGCGTTCCGTTAAGGACGTTAGACATACGAAGGTTGAGCTCTCCGCGTTCAAAGGCGAAGATACTCATATTCACCCTACACAGGATGAAGTTACCGTTGTGCAGAATCTTGATTTATCTGACTCTGTGTGTTTACACGAGAAAACGATGACTCAGTCCTGTTCCCCGCTTGCTTTTCTTTGCGACCGCTTCGGCGCGGAGTACGTCAGGACTAATATCCTGGAGTCTCTCCCTCGCGGAAATTACGGTGTTGCAGAGTGGCAAGCGATTAATTGGGCGGACCTCGGTGACCAATTTGATGAGGCCACAAAAAGCCTCATACCGTCAAGTTTCTTTTCGGGTGAATCCGCTTACGAGAGCGCTATCTTCGTTGATGCGCTTAAGTTAGTGATTAATCCGACAAGAGCTATCTCCACATTAATTAAAGATGTGGGGAAAAGACGGCTTGGTCACCTGAATCTCGGCGCTATAAACCAATACTATCGAAAACTGAATAAAGGCTCGCGCCTTCGTTCAGATCGACAGGCTACCTCCGATTTGGGTCGAGCTGTAAAGCTCTTCCGTGGTCGTGGGGTTACTGGTAAGTTAACCGGGATTCTCGATGAGCGCCTAATCAGGTCTGGGATAAAAGAAGGTATTAATGCACACCTTTCTTATGAATTTGGTGTGAAACCTGCGATAAGTGATATCAAGGACGCTATATCCGCCCACCGTGAGGTGGAAGGGAGACTAGAGTTCTTGAACAAGCATCGCGGGCAATACGTTCCTATCAGGGCTAAGAAGAAGTTCAATGCTTCTTTCACTCCTGGTTCTGTCACACCTACCCCCTACTTAGATTATCAGAGTGTGTTGCGTAATTGCTTCACAGTCGCGACGATCTTCGGAATGGGGCGGGTTCGGGATGACATCCATGAAGCTTCTAGATGGCGTGCCTACGCTGAGTACTTCGGCCTTAACAAGGTCGTCGGTACGGTGTGGGAACTTATACCATTTAGCTTCGTTGTTGATTGGTTCACGAACGCGCAGGAAGCAGTCAATAAATTGACCCGCATACCTTTGGGTTCGTCTCCATTCATGAACTTGTGTTCCATCGGGCACTCAACGAAAAATATCGCACTCTACGAATACATGTGTATTCCTGGGTACGATATTATCAATGGGTTTCCCTCGATGGAACCAAGCGAACCGTTTCCGTGTTTTAGCTATGCTATCACGGATTATACCAGAGTGTCTGGATTTCCAGAAACGTCGTTGTTTGCTGATCTATCAAACTTCGGCCTCTTCCACGGTATCACGGGTGGTGAGCTGCTACTTCAGAAGAAGTTGTAGCCCCTTTCGTAGATACGATAGATTCGTGCCGGGTGTCCGGCTTAACCGGTGTCTAATTAACAACAATACGACGCCAGAACATTGGAGTTTTCTCATGTCTCTCATTGTCACCCGTGCAGACGGGACCACCGATATCACGTTCTCACTTCAGCAGAATAAGGACAATCAGCGCGTCTACATCAATCCTGCGTCTTCGGTTACTGAACCGGAAACGTTGGTGGTGCAGTCGTTCTTACGTCCTAGCGGCTCGAAGGGAACCGATCGTTACAAGATCATCGCCCAAAAGGCGTATGTCGAGGATACGACCGGCAACACGATCTACGTTTCAGCTTCGCTGGAATGGAAGATCCCGAGAACTACGGAAAGCGGCGTGGCGACCAGTTTGGCCGACCTCACTGCCTTCCTCAAATCCCTCACCAAAGCTTCGGATATATCGGCACTCATGTCCGGTGTCATGGTCCCTGATGGGTCCGATCGACACGTGGACACGTTTAGCCCGGTTTAACAACCGGCTATTTAAAGTGCCGTATGATCCTTTGTTAAGGTGAGTATGGTATGGTGGTTGACGTTGAGACACAGAAAGAAAGCAAGGAGGACAACCCGAAATGGGGGACCTTAATGCTATCCTTGAGCGAGTAATCGCACTCCGTCAAGCACTAATTGGTGACGGAATGATGAACGGCGTACCTTTCACAGATAAAGACCGACAGACGTTAGTTGAGAGACTGACGTCCGAAGGTTCTAGCTTCGTCAAGGTGACCCTCCCAAAACTTGGGAAGGCCCTCGATGGCGGCTTGATTAGCGGTGGGTTTAATCCCATCGCCGACTTTGCCTGTAAGAAGGGGACAAATCTCCCTAGATTCTTGCACGCGTGTTTTAAGCGCGTGTTCGATACCGACGGAGTCCTCCGTTCGAATCCTTGTATTACTACCATATACTTCCTAAGGCAGTTCCTTCTCCTGGATAGTAAGCTTGAAAAAGCATACACCCCGGAACAAGAAAGAGCGGCCGTGGACGGTTTTCGGTTGCGTCAAGAGAAGCTGGGCAAAACCCGACTTCCCTGCAACCACCCCGTCTTGTCAATGGCCCAGAGGCTATTGACTAGGATGATGAAGAGATGTGACCTCTCGAACATTTTACCTGGACATGGTCCAGGTGGTGTCGCCGAGGGTTACGATCGATTCACGAGATGGGATATTCGCGCTTGGCCCAAGAGGGCTGAGCGTTGGTATCCCTTCAATGTATATGGATCTCAGTCCTTTCAGGCCCTTTGTTTCCAAGGTGCACCTGTGATGGTTTCGAATTCCATTACAAAGTGTTCCTTAGTTCCGAAGGACTTCAAAGGTCCTCGCTTGATCTCCTCTGAGAGTACTGCAACGCAGTACCTTCAGCAAGGTCAAATGAAGTTGTTGATGCATTATGTTGACAGTCATTGGCTTATGTCGAAATCTATAAGGTTTAGGGATCAAACCCATAACCAAGAGATGTGTCGACAAGCCTATGACAGCGGGACGGCGACGTTGGATCTCTCCAACGCTTCCGATACCGTGTCAGCTGCCCTAGTCTGGTACCTCCTTGCGGGGGTTCCACGGCTACGTTCGCAGCTATTCTCTACGCGATCCCAATACATGGATGTAAAGGGTGAGCGTATACGGATAACAGCATTTTCTCCTATGGGTTCAGCAGTTTGCTTCCCGGTGGAGACACTTGTCTTTTGGGCGCTTACAATGGCGTCCGTCAGATTTGTGCAACATCATTGGAGGGACGGATCGAAAGACCCGACACTCCCAAGCGAATCTGAGATGGCTTCAGCCATCGCAGTTTTCGGAGACGATATACTTGTCCCAGATTATGCGTTGGCAGTACTAGTTGGCACCCTTACCGAGGTCGGATGTGAGGTAAACACGTCAAAAACGTGCTATCAAACGCCCTTCCGCGAGTCATGTGGTGCCGAGTACTTTAATCACACTGACGTTGCGATAATACGCAACAGGAGATATGATTATGAAGACAGTAACAAGTTCACCAATTACCCTGCAGTACTTGATCTCCAAAGGAAGTTTTTCCTCTGTGGACTATTTACTACAGCTGCACTTCTGCGAGAAATCGGAAGTTCAATACTCCCGACTCTTACGCAGACACCGCCTGGATTATATCCCAGGTTGCTTCAAAATTCTCCGGAGCGCCGTATTTACTTCGAGGAAGAAGCCTTTCGGCTTCATCCAGTTGGTAGACAGGGACTGCTGGAGAGAAGAAGACATGACTCCTCGCGAATTCCGGGAACGTGGCCTAGTGAGTATCGCCTTACGGCGGTTCCATCAGGCATGGACCGGTTTGCACGGGAGGCAGGTGCCTTTGATAGACTTTGCTGTTGTTTTGGACAATACAATTCACTTGATCGTGAAGTGCGAATCCGATACAATGCAAAGTTGCAGAGATATGAGTGCAGACTGCTTGGTTTATTTCAACGAACCAAGCCGTGGCCTCTCCCCCGCACAGCCAGTGCCTCCGGTTCCGATTCTTTCGAATCGGGCGGAGCTAGATCATCAATTTCTGCTATTAACGACAACGTACAAAGGGACGGAAGTCTCTTTGCACGAGCCGGAAAGCAGAATCGGTTCGTACCTGAGAAGGCACGACCTTTGACTCTAGACTCTGGCTATCCTCGATTGTTGTCGAGGGTAGTGGGAGATTCTGTTGAACGGATCGCCATCCGCGACGTTATGTCGAAAATGGCGTGGTCGGAATTACCTTTCTATTACGCCTCTCAGCGTTTAGTTCGGTAAATCTAGGGTGACGGGCTTAACTGCTTCTCC